CGTTCACCCAACGCCATGTACTTACCCCACTGATCTGGACGCAACGCATCCATTATCTTGTATGCACCGCCGCACAGCTTAACCAAGTACACGTCAACTCCAACCAACGCTGCTTGTTCGTCTTCATCCACTGGACGTCTACCGACTGAACTCGCGCCACATGCATCGAGCAGCTTGTTCAATCCGGGCTGCGCAGGCGGCGGCAAATCTCCAAACTCATACACCCGCTCTTTTCGTGCGGGCCACATCAACTTCGTCTGCTCTCGCATCTGCTTCTGACGCTCATGATGGAAACTAGGCCCGATGGACTCGCGTAACAAATAATCTTTGTACATTTCCACTCGACCATCACGCAACATGTCCAACACTGGCTTCACCCGCAGCATCCATGCGTCTGTAGCTTTACTAGGCCATGACCTGTGTGGCTCCGGCTTCGTCGTGATCTCGATCCTTGGCACTGCTTTTCCAACCGAACCTTTCCATAATGGATGGCGGCCTTCAGGATCACGATAATCCCACCATTCCAACCACTTCGATTCCTCATGCTCACTTCCTTTCTCAGGTTTGATTATCATCAACCTATCCAAAGTCGCCGCACACAATTGCTGCGCGACCAACTTTTCCATTCCACGTGTGACACACTCCCACCAATTGTCACTCGCTGATGGAATAGCGCTGTCATACCACACGCCTGGATCGACATACCAATTGCCCCCAGCCAGAGTAGCCAGCACCTTCGCCAACGGTCGGACTGGCACTACATCTCCTGCTATCTTCCGTTGCAAGAACGTGTGAGTTGCGACATTCGCAGCCTTCGGCATCTTCTTGATTCTCCATGTCCGTCCACCCTCCTGCTTCACCGGTTGGGCGTGATGTCCCATACACGGCAACGCGCTTGTGTACAGCATGGCATCATACCAATGCTTTGTCAATGTGTCTTCATCGTCACCCACCATTGCCAGAAACTCGAGATAAATATCCCACCCTGACATTCTAATCATATCTAATGCACAGTCGACATACCCACAATGCATATAGTTATGATCCATCAATGTGTTCCTCGAACCCGTGTACAGCCCGTTCACCACTTTCGGATCATTGTCCGCCGCGATCCTCAAGAATGAATTCGAATGCGCGAATGCCATCCACATGCAACCATACACCTTATCCTCACGCGCATCAAACTCTCCTGCTTCATTCCACGCCTCGGCACGAGCCAGATTGCATAACGTCAATTCGGCCTTATGATGCTCCGTATTGAAATCTTTGTAATCTGTCGAACACCACCATTTGTTCGGCGCACCTATCGATTCCTTATGCACCTTCATCCATTCCATCACGTCTGCTGGACTCTGCTTTCCATACATCCCGTCAAACGCCATGACCTTCTCCATATGCACCGAGTTGTATGCCTCAACGAAATAGCTCACATCATCATTGGCATGCAGAGCACGATTCTTGTCACCTGGCTCGTTCTTGGTACTACACCTGGCCGACGAGTGTGGCATCTCACAAAACGCACCTTGGATCCAGTCCTCGTCCAAACACTCGACCACTGCCTTCTTATTAGGCCTATCTTGTGCACGCAACCTCGCATCTTCCTTCAAAAGATCACGCGCCAACACTCGTTGCGACGATGATCCACTAGGCGTGTGATGATGCCTTGCTTGCCACCAGCTCGCCAGTGTCTCTACTTCTCGCATACCATTGCGGGTGGCCGCAACATGTTTACGCGCCGTCCTAAGCAATGAACGTTCCAAACTGTCCACATAAGTCTTTTTAGGCGTATCGCTCAGCGGGTTCAATTTAGGCACTGACCAACTCCTTCTGTTCCTCACCTCTTGCACCCAATCTGCGTCCGTTTCAGACCTGGCAGTCACGTTCATGCACGCTCGGATCTTATACACCTCCGGTCCAATGTATCGCCCGAAGATAGCTGCTCGCAGGGTCCAATCAAGCCCAGGCTTCAACACCTCAATCCACCTTTCCAGGGGCAACTCAAACCACCCGGCACGCACTGCTTCTTCTCGTAGACCAACTGCGACGGTGTGCCATAGCACTATGGTGGCCGCAACCTTGTACTCTTCAACACAACTAATGCGCACCAGATTTTTATCCCATTCATCAATGG